CACCTGACCAACACTGCCCAACGGTTGTGCGGTATCGCCAGCGGCCGGCGGCGCGCCAGCGGCCGACAGTGCCGGCGCGGCGGCCACAGCAGCCTGCGCCGCGTTACCCGGCACTACACCAGGGGCGCCACCAGGGGTCGGAACAGCCGTGGCTGCGGCCTGCTGCGCCTGCAAGCGATTCAGCGGTACGCCGATCACCTCGAGCGGCACCGGCTGCATCGGGTCCAGCTTAGCCTGCGCCAACTGCTCGTACAGCCCGGAGCGGTCAATCGCCAGCTTCCGCATAGCCCACGGCTTGCGCTCATTCAGAATCAGCTCGTTCAACGCGGTCAGATGTACGCCCGGCTCGTCCTGCCACAACACGGGCAAGGCCGTGTACAGCTCGGCAGGGTCGGTCATCGCCGCGTACTCCTCGTAATTCTGCTCAATCAGCGTGTTGATCCACTGTGCGCGCTGGAAGTGGTCGATGTCGCCCATGTAGACGTTCCGAATGTCGGCGTAGGGCGCCCGCTTCTGATACTCGGCCAGTGTGATCCACCCACGGGTGAGCAAGTCAATCAGCGTTTGCTGCCTGAGCTGCGCCGGCTGCGGCATCAGTGTTGCCGGGTCCACATACACGCTGGTATCGCCCTCGAGCTGTTCGCTCGTGACGTACTTGGCCAGATCGCCGCGTCCATCCGTCGCCGGAATCATCCTCGGCGTGTCGCCATACAGCCACGCGGCGAGCCTGACGGTAACCTCGGCCATTTCCGTCATGCCCTCAGCCGTGGCCTGCACCATCCGGCCAAAGGTCCGCTCCAGCATTTCGCGCGCGCCCAGGACTGCCCGGCCTGACACATCCTGCATGCCCCCGCCGGCCTCGCCCAGCACCTGCCCACGGGCCAGATCGTTCCACCCGGTCTTGTCCTCCAGCTTGCGAATAGCAAACTGCATCAGCTGCCACACATCACTGCTCGCCTTCGCCGCCTGCAACTGTTCCGGCTTCATCCCCTCGTACTCGAGCAGCGACCCGGTAATGGCATCGTAGCTCTCTTTAATCAGGGTACCCTTCAACGCCATCAGCCGACCCATGCCACTGGTACGGGCTTGCTGCGTGAGAGTCGTTGCCAGCGCATTGACCAGAATCTGGTCCCCGATCCAATCGCTCATTTCCGGCCGGGGATAGAAACTCGGATCGGTGGACCCGTCGGTGAACCGTGCAAACGGATACACCCCGCCAGGCAACTCCTCAGCCCCATCGGTGATGTGCTCGCCAATCAGCTGAATCCACATGCCCTCTTGCAAATCCTGGCCGTTCGGCGCGATGTAGATAGTCCACTCGTACGCCGCTTCTTTCAGCCTCGAGCGGTGGCCGGTGGGGAAGGGCGGCAGGCCCCGGCTCCAGCCCTGCATTGTCTCAAAGGGGTAATCGCTGGGGTCCATGACGGTATCCAGCGTCTCGGCTTGCAGCTGCTCGTTGCCTGTCTCGAGCCGCGCCGCGTGAATGTCGCGCAGCCGGCGGACGGCAAACCACTTCGCTGTCTCGCCCTCGCCATTCAGCGTCCGGGCTTCCGGGTCAACAAACGTGTCGTGGGCCAGCACGCTGCGGAACGCCAGATCGCCGGTGGGCAGCTCGCTAATCTCCTGTTCCGGCGACCCCATCTCGCCGCTGTCCGTCAGCGGCACAATCACAAACCCCTCGGGGTCTTGCTTGTAGCCCTGCGCCAAGAACCCGGCGACACGCGGATCGTCTGCCGGAATGCGCTTCACGTTCTGCATCTTTGGGCCGGCGAGCCAATTGATGTACCCTTGCACAAAGCACACGCCATCGGTCTGCGCGTGATACGTGGCATCGCGGGCCACCCGCCACTGGTGCGCATGGTGGAAATAGTGCTCGGCCACCGCCTGCTGCGCCTCGGCCCGCTCCCGCGTCTCGATCGTGGCTTTGCTCAGCTCGTGGCGAAAACCGGGTTTCTGCTCAGCGATAACGCCATGCCGGAAATCCAAACTCGGGCCAATCAGATTGATCGTGCTCCGCAGCTGGTTCTTGCCGGCGTTGGGCTCCCGCCACGTCCGCCCGTCGCGCGAGCTAATGTGCTGATTGCCCACGCGAAAATTCCGGTGCCTGGCCCAATGCAGCCGCCGATCGCGCATGGTCTGCTCCTGCTCCTCACGCTTCTTTTGCAGCCACGACTTCCACAGCGGGGCGGCCTTTTTCGGGTCCGTCTGCGTCAGGTCGGGAAAGTCATTGCCATACTGGCGCCGCAGCCTTCGCAACGCATTCTCCGGGCTCACAATGAGGGTCACGCGCGTTGCAGCTCCTGCAAAACCACATTCCAATCGCCGTGCTCAGCGAAAAGGGCTCGAGCGTTCGCCCGCGCCTCGGCTTGTGCCCAATCCTCGGACTCGCCCGCGCACCATGCCTCGACAGCGGCTGGCAGCTCGATCGGCGCCGGCACCACCGGATCGCTACCCGGCGCGACAGAGCCCGCCGGCAGCTGGACGCGGAGCCGGCGGGCTGCATGCACGCGCGCGATTGGTGCATACACGTAGGCAAGAGACGCAACAACAACAGCCGCAAAGACTTCCATGCGGGCTCGTGGGAAGGCAAACTAAGAACGGGCAGTAGTTTGGTTTAGCCCGTAAGCCTAACTAATAGCAGGGCGGGGACTTGAACCCCGAAAGCTGAGGTTATGAGCCTCGCCGGGCAACCTGCCTCCCTGCGACGATTACTCAAGTCCCGGAAACATAACACTTTCCCCGCCGTTTTGCAACTCGCCCAGCAGCTTGACAAAATACGGGTCCGACTCTGTAACCTCTTGCACGGGCTCGACATAGCCCACGTTGCCGCCTACCCCTCGCTCGGGCACGGCCATTAGCAGGTAGCGTAAGCACTCAGCCGCATGATCCTCCTGCTTGCTCTTGACATCCTGGGGCTTGTCGGGGTTCCTCACGAGGTTGGGTAGCGTCCGCACAAGGTTTGGCGCCATCCCCTCCCGGACGTAGAGCCTGGCCGGCAGATACTCTTGCACCTTCGCCCAGCCGGCCACCCGATCGTTGTTGGCTTTCTCGAGCCACACGCCCCGTTTGATTAGCATGTTTGCAATACTCTCGCCGCCGCTGGTGCCTTCCGCATTGAACATGTCGTGGCCGCCGACTGAGATTGTCGGCCGAATCTTCAAATCCTGCTCGACCTGATTGACGATGTGGGCAATGCTATTAGCCGTCAGCTCGGGGCTGTACACCTCCCGCAGCACTTCAACCACGCCATTCAGGTGGACGCGAGCCCACATGATGACCAGCGGATCGGCCCAGCCGTAGTCAAACGCGCGCACAATCATGCTGCCAGGGCCATTGGGCAGGGCAGGGCCGGTGCGCAGCGGCTTGCGAAACATCTGCCCGGAGAACGTGCGCCAATCACCGGACAAGTACGCCTCGCCCTCGTCGCCCATCATTTTCAGGCCGGCCGCATACGCCCGGCGGTCTGGCATCTTCGGGTTGTCGCTCAGCTTGGCCGGAATGAATTGCACGGTCGTACTCAACCCCTGCAAATCCAGCCCGTCCATGTCCTCGGCGGCAATCTGCTGCTCGTACACGGCGAAGGGCTCGCGGTTAGCAATAAACCGATCGAACACCCATTGATGCCCCACGTCGCCAGGGTTGGTCCCGCCGCGCATAATCGCCGGCATGGACAAATCCTTGCTCCGGTTCCGCGAGAACATGAACATGTACATCTTCTCGGTGAACGATGTCAGCTCGTCAAACAACACCATGTCGTACTCAAACGTCTTGAATTTCAGCCGGTCGGGCTCGTGCTCCATATAGCCCATGTAGGTAATCGCGCCGCTCGGCCAGACCCACCGCGACTTGTCCTCTTGCCACTTGGCCGCCGGCTCGATCTGCGGATACATCATCTGCTGCCGGTCAATCACCTCTTGCAACTGCGGCCGCGTCCGCCGGAAGATGATGCTGCGATGCTTCGGGTTGTGAATCCGGTAGAACGGCAGGTACATGATGGCGTCGGATTTGCCGCCGCCGGCTGCTCCACCGTACAGGCACTCGCGCGCCACGCTTGCAAGAAACGCGGTTTGCGGTCCTGGGTTCGGCTCCCAAACAACGTTTATCAGCTCACTCATCGACGGTCGCCTCGAGCGCCTTGACCTGGGCTCGAGCGGCCTGCTCGAATGTCAGGGTTGCACCAGCGCCCTGCGTTGGCAGAATCACGACATTGCGCGCCTTATCGCTGCCACCTGCCTCCTCGGCTTTGGCTTCCGCAATGACGTGCTTGAGCATGCTAACCTGCGCAGCGGTCGCCCGCACTTCGCCCTTGGCCACGGAGCGAATGACAGCAGTCAGGTCGTCTCGCAGCTGCGCCCACGGAATCCCGGCCTCAGCCGCTGTGCTGAGCGCGTCCAGCTGCGTGCCAAGGCCAGTATCCGGCGGCGCCTCCTCGCCTGGTGGGTAGCCGCCCAAATCCCGAATCGCATTGCAAACATGCGGCTCGTCGGTTGCCGGCGTTGGGTCAATCCCGGCAGCCACCGCGCACTTCTCCCAATCGCCGCGTAGAAACTCTGGCCCTTTCACATACAACTCGGCCATGCGCTTCTGCTTGTTGCTCGTCCGCCCGGCCATTAGCTCGCCTCGGGCATCTTCACCGCACGCCCAGGTGTAGCGCCGGCAGCAATCAGCTCGGTTTCCAGCTCGGCCAGCGCGCGCCATGCCGCCTTGGCCGTATGCCGTGTACCGTCAGTGTCAATCGTGCCTCGGTCTACCATGTGCCGCACGCAGCTGTCGGCGTGGTCGCTGCTCTTGGCGAAATCCCAATGCAGTGGGGTGCCAGGGGTAAAATGCTGCTTATTACCCGCTGCGCTAATCTGTGCCACGGCAGCACACGCGTTCGGGAAATAGTCCAGCAACCCGCGCACAATCGGCGTGTCTTTGCGCGCCTGCCAATCGGTCGGCAGCGCGCCCTTGGCCTCAGCTGCCAGCTCCGCTTGCATTTTCCCCACCAACTCCTGATGCCTTGCACTAACATCTGCAAGCGTGAGAGGCTTTGTTGCCTCGGCCACTACTTCCTGAGCGCATTCAATCACATCAGACTTGCGATACTTCAACAGCGACACCACTTCATACAAAGACTTCACCCGCTTGCGGGGCGTGATCGCGCGTCGGTTGTGCGGCCTGGTCATCAAATACGCGAGACACGGCGCCGCCTCTACATTGTCCACGCTATCATCCACCAAGAGCCCAATGTCGAAATACTCAATCGCCTCAGCCTTCGTCTTGTACTGCGACCACGGACCAACGCCCACGGCAAACCACGGCTTGCTATCCGGCAAGAACCCATGACGCTCCAACCACTGATACTTGGCATCAAACATCGCCTCATCGCCACAGCTGGTCACATAGATGATGAAATGCCCCTGATCCCCCAGCGCCGCAATCGCCTCCAACGCGCCGGGCACCGGCTTTACATGATCGTAAATATCCGGCGTGAGAAACGACCGCAGCACTTCCGGCGAACACCCCAAGTCGTTCTCAAAATCCCACTGCGTCATATCCTCGGGCGTCCACTGCGTGCCGGTGGCATGGCTATACCGCGCCAGCCAGGGCGTGTGCAAATCCGCCACCACGTCGTCAACGTCAATCCCGATCCTCACGCCGCCTCCTTGAACAACTCGCCGTTGACGCAGCACGTATAGCCTACGATCGGCACGGGCACCAAGTACATGTACCCTGTCCTGGGGTTGAGATACCCCACGCCAAACCCAAGCGCCCAATCCTTGCGCGCCCTCACCTTGTGCATGTAATCCGTGGCATCCACATCCAGCAGATGCCCAAACTGCGCGCTCACCGTCGCCATGCCAGTGGCATCGCCCTCGACCACGTATGCAAAGCGATGGCTGTGGCCGGTCACCACGCTATGCCGGAACGCCTCGAGGCAGCGGTAGACCGAATACCGCCCGCTCGGCCCGGTGTCGTGGGTCAAATGCAACGCGCCCAGCTTCGTGTGGTCCTTGTACGGCACGACTTGCCAGCCCCGCTTTTCAAGATCGAGCATGTGTGGCACCGTGACCTCCTCGTACAACTCCGGTGCCTTGTCCATCATGTACCGCCGCAACCGATCCTCATGATTGCCCAAGCAGTAAATCTTCTCGCCCGTCGCGCCCAAGCTATCCAAATCGTCCAGCCCCTTGCGTACGTCCTTCATTTCTTCCTTATGCCGCAAGGCCCTGCGTGGGTCTTTGCTGTGTGCCGACACGGTGTAAAAATCCCCAAAGTCGCCAATAATCACGATGTGCTTGGGCCGCAGCGCGCGCGCTGCCTTCATAAACAACCGCCACGCGCGCTTATCGTGATACGGGCGGTGTGTGTCTGGCACGAACAACACTGCCTCCAGCTCACCGCTTGATGTGCCTCCCACGCAAGCCTCCACCTGTGGTGATACCCTTTGCCGTGACATCCGTCGGCATGTCGTAGTTGTCCAACTCGTACTCCATCTTTTCGATTGCAAGCGTCAACGCCTTCCAATGCTCGAGACAAATCCACCGGCGCACGGGCCGTTGCGTTGGCCAGGGCGGGCGCAGCTCGACCCGGCCCATGCCCATCATCGCCCGTTTGCACAACCCACACGCTCGCTTCGCGCCCTTTTGCACAGCCGCCCGATCCGCGACCTTGCGCCAGTATTGCAGCGCGCTCGGCGTCCCCGTCGGCTTTGGCACTCGCTTCCACGGGGGATTGCTTGCTAAGCGCTTGCTGAGTACCGGAACCCGTCGGGGTCGCCGTAGTCCATGAGCTTTCCGTTGGGCTGAATCGGGAACCGCCCGGCCCGTCGAATCTCCCTCACCGTCCGGCCGTCCTCCGCGCTCAGCGTCCGCATCATCGTCGCCGCGTCCAACAGCGTCGCCAAGTCCGTCGCTCCTCGACTCCATGTCGCAATCCTTTCAAGGTCAGCATCATCCCGGAGATGTCCGGTGTGATGCACTAGCAGCTCGGTCAGGTCGTACTGATTCGACCAGCGGCGCAAATCATTGTGCAACGGCGCCATTGCGCTGTTATCGTTCTCGTTCCCCGTATGCACCCGGCGTAGCGGATCCACCACGAGGATGTCATACTCTTTGCTTCGCAGGTACGCATCCTCGAGCGCGCTGCGCTCGCGCTGCTGCTCCAAGTGCATGCCGGCCGCGTTCACATACGTGATGGGCCAATCGTCGCGGGGCTCTAACCCCAGGTAGCGGGCGTACGCATTAATCCGCGCCTGCACATCTACCTCTCGTTCCTCGGCATTCAGATACAACACCTTGCGAAAGCTGCGATGGTGCATAATCGGCATCGGGTTGCCATCGCGGCACAACACCGGCCCGCCTTCTTGCCGGCCAAGCATCTGCGCCAGAATCCACGCAATGAACCGGGATTTGCCGGACTTTTCCGGCCCGAAAATCCCGTTAATCTTGCCCCTCAACCACAACCCTTCGACCAGCCACGGCACCGGCGGCGGCTTGGCGTTCGGATCATGGCGCACCGGGGGGTAGCGGGTTGCAAAATCTTTTTGCATTCATCAGCTCGCCTCGTACCAATCGGCGCCGCATTTCATCTCGCTTGGAAACCACATCCCGTACAGCTCCCGGCTCAGCGCCTTGTTTGCTAATGCCACTGCGTTGTCGCGTTGCGCGATAGGGGCTTGCATCAAACAGGCGTCATGGACGTGAATTAGCGGCGTCAGCATATGACGTTGCGTCTCGTGAATGTCCATGATGCCAAGCGCCAGAATCGTGGCGCCAATCTCCTGCGGCTTGAACGCCCAGCCTTGCTTGATGACTTCGTTGAGCACGCGCCCGTCGCCGTCCATGATTCGGCCGGGCCAATGCCGCTCTCGCCCGCTCAGACTACGCAGCGAGCGCGTCTGTATCAGCTCGTCCTCGATCGCCTGGTGCCACTTGCGCACGCCAGGGAACGCCATGAAGAACGCTTCCCGAATCGCGCAGCCTTGCTGCGGCGACACGCTCCCGCCGCCTCGGCGCATGGCCTCATTGGTCAGCTCGAGCGCCAGCTGTTCGCCACTGCCGCCATACATCACCGCGTACGTCGTGCGCTTGGCCTGGTCGCGGGTGATTTCCACCCACCGACTCACCATCTGCTGCACGATCGTATGCGAGTCGATCACGCCGTGCTTGGGATGCCCCGGCCAATTCACCGGCTCGGTGAACGCGCGGATTAGCCCAGGGTCGCCAGACAGAACCGCGACCGCGCGCGCCTCGACTTGGCTCAGGTCGGGGTAGAGGAAGAAGTAGCCGGGGTCGGGCACCACAAAGCGGCGAGCGCGCTTCGGCACGTTCATCGGGTTGGTGCCGGCGCTTAGCAGTCCTTCCTTGCCGGCCACGCGCCCCGACTCCGTACCCCACGGGTCAAACACGCAGTGCAAGCGGCCGTCGTTGCCAGGGCGTAGGCGCTGCACGGTTTTCAGGTCGGCGTCCAGCGCCGAATACTCGACAATCGCCTTGACCAGCGGGTGCCGGTTTTGCAGCGGTTTCAGCTGCGCGGCAGCCGTCGTGACCTTGCCCTTGTAGCGACGGGCCGGGATGCGCAGCCCCTTGTACAGCACATCCTTTACCGCGTCATCGCTCCCAGGATTGAACGGCAGCCAATGCCCAACCTTCCCGGTCGCCTGACAGACAGAGCAAGGCGGCAGCGCTGCACGCAGCTCTGCGACAGTGCTAGGCGTGTCAGGCGCCGGGTAGTCGGCTTTCTTGCTAGGTTTCGCCGGCAATCCGCCACAGCGCCAGCAATGGGCGCGCGTTGTCTTGCCACCGCCGCAGCAGCTGCACTGCTTCTGGATATGAAACAGGTGCGGTTTCTCGAAAGCCGATAACCGTGCCCGTACGACGGGCGTAGCGATAGATGTGCATTCCTCCACCTTTGCCGCAACCACGGCTGTTTGCTCCTGCTCGTACTCGGCGCGCTTCCCCTCGTCTACACGAAACCCGGTGAGCTGCATTTGAAACAACGCGCCCAGCAAGCGATGGTCATGGTCGCTCACCGGCATCAGCCCACGGCTGTGCAACTGCTTCCGAATCTCAACCGCGCCCTGATACCCTACAATGTTGTCCAACCCGTTATACCGCGTCGCGTCTACATTGCTCAGCCACTTGTGGTATGGCCAATTCGTGAACCGCGCGCTAATCCCAGGTGATAGTGAGCGTTCCAGGGCCGTATTTAGCAGGTGGGCGCCCCCGTACGTGTCGAAGTACGGCTGAGACACACGGAATCCGAATCTCAATTCCGCCATCGCCAGATCGTGCTGTAAATTGTGGGCGACTTTCAGGATGCTCTCGGACTGTAAGAGTGCTCTTGCCGGCTCGACGCATTCAAACCCCCAATCAGCGACGTGTACCTGCTTGTCGTTGGCAAACCCAATCATCCACACCGGCGATAGCTCGGTGTCAAACAACAGCATCGGGCTATCGGCCAGCTCGTCCAACCGCCCCGGCGTGTTCACCACCCATTCCCAGGCATCGGGATTCGGCGCCTGGTACTCGCCTCGAGCGATGGCACCCGCACGCTGCCAATCCCTGATTGCAAGGGGGTGCAAATCCCACGCGTTGTGCAGCGTCGGAATGTCGTAGGTCACCACAAACTTCGGCGCCTCGAGGCACCAGCTGCGATAGGCGTCATAGCTCGTCGGGCGCTGCGCTTGCAGCGGAAACGCGCTGCCATGCCAGAAACTCGGGAACGTCTCCCAGCCCAGCGCCTCAAACCCGGCAAACTCGCCCGCCAGCATCACCACATCGAAGTCGTCGGCCATCGCCGGGCGGTACTGGTCAGCCGAGATGACTTTGCAATCGCTCCGCATGAACCCGCCGGCCGACAGCATGCGGTCCAGCAGCCGGCCATGCGCGCCCAGGTATTCGCTGCCTCGTTGGTACTTCGGTGGTTCGCTTGCAACAAAAAGAATGGACACGGCCGGCCTTTGCGTACAATCGTGGGCCGTGCATACACGGCGGGAGCGAGCAAGCCAACGCGGCCAGGCACATGCTGCCTGCTAAGGGAGTCCCCACGCTGCGTTGGCTTGTCGCTTGGTGCTTAGCCCAGGTTCACGGCCTCAACCGGCTTGGGCACCGGCTTGAAGCCCGAGACGCGAGCGAAACCCTGCGCATCCTCCGACACGGTGGCCAGCACCTTCTTGCCCTTGAGCGCCGACAGCGCGCCCTTCGGCTGGCCCAGCGCGGCGGTGAAAATCCGCTTGAGCTGCCCCCGACCGGCAGACGCTGCCTTGGGGTTGCTGTGCTCGGTCCAGTAGTTGACCGGGATCGGGAACGCCACCCCCGGCGTCTCAAACGTGACCTTGACGCTATCGCCGTTATCCTTCTCCTCGGCCTCAGCATCAGTAATGGTCAGCTCGTACTCGCCCTTGGTGATTCCGTCGCCCGAAAAATCCAGCTCCTCCTCCGTCGTGCTGCTCATCCCGCTGTCAAACTCGCTCACACTGCCTCCAATGGGTTTTTGTGTCACCGCTTGGTGTTTGCAGCATCGGGGCGGTGACTGCCCGTGCTGCCACTGGTTTACTGCCTCTCCGGGGCGGGGCTCATCGTGGCCAGGCCCGCTAGCCGCAGACCTTATCACCCCTTGTTGGTCGGCCGAGGTTTAACCGGCGTATTATCTCGGCAGCCCCGCCTTGCTACTTGGAATTGTGGTAGATCGCGCCCACCACATGATCCTGCTTCAAATTGATGACGCCAGCGCGAAGCAACACCTGCGCGTACATCAACAGCCGGTCCTTCACCTCGCCCTCACCGACTTAAACACCTGTTCGCAGCAGGGGTTGCTGCAAAACACAATCTCGTCATACCGAATCGGTTGGGCTTTGCCCCCGCCGCCTTGCAGCTGGCGGTTAGGCGAGATAACCGCGCTCACGTTCGTAGCACGTAGCTTCTGGCGATGTGGGCAGCTCACGAACACCTCGCTTCGTAATACCGCCGATACCAGCGCCACGGCACCGTCCAGCCAGCGCCAATCGTGCCTGGCCCGTAGAATCCAAGAGCGTCCGGCACCCGGATACGCAGCTGAAACGCTATACCATACCACCGCCGGTCAGCGATGTGATGCCACAAGTCAAGCCACCAATTGCCGTACTTGCGGTTGACTCGCTTGTAGTCGGTGACAAACTCCTCGTATGTCACGCAGCCGCCTCCACCAGCCCATACACCGGCGTGCCGTGCCACTCGCGCTGCTCCAACACGCCCTCGATAATCAGCTCGTTGAGCGCTACCTGAATCGCGGGCAGCGGTACAAAGCCGTTTTGCTTCGGGTTGCTAAACTGAATGTGAAACTCTACCGCCTCGTGATCCCGGCCAGGGTTGCGGCGAATCGCGCCCACAATCGCGGCCTTTACCGTCTCTTTGTTCATGGCGTGACAATCTCCGTATCCAGCGTGATAAGGCCGCCGGCCTCGGTTTGCTGCTCCTGTTCCTCGAGCTGCGCTTGCACCTCGGCAGCCTCAGCCAACATCGCATACAACCCCACGAGATTGCCCAGCGCCACCCGTGCGATATGCCGCAGCCGCGTCTTGCTGGTGTACTCGTTCTGAACCTCTGGCAGCAACCTGGCCACCTGTGACACGTTCTCGCGCCAGCCGGCAGCATCCACGGCCGCGCTGGTCGGCTCAGCCATCGAGCCGGTCCACAATCACCCAAAACCACCACACCGGCGACATGATGACGCGCCCCAGCGTACTGGCGGTTGGCAGGTTCTCGTACGACCACCCGAAGAACCAACCTGCCCCATACGCATACCCCAGCATCAGCAGTGTGCTAAGCATTTGCTTCCAACTCCTGTAGCTTCGCCTCGAGTTTCAGCCAATCGGCTGCAATCTTTGCCCCGCCCAGCGAGCCGTACACGCCCCGCAGCTTGGTCGGCCGCTTGTCGCTCGGCTGGCACCGAAGGAAATGGGCGGCTGACTTCACGCCCTCGCGCTCGACCTGCGTGACCCCGCAGTGCAACACAAGGTCAAACTGGCCTGCAAACACGTCGCGGAACCCGCCGCTCAGCGCCGGCACGATGCCGACCTTATTCTTGGCTTCCTCGAGCGCGTTGGGGTTCGCCATCGCCGTATCCTTCATCTCCTTTTCCGCCACGTGGCACGTCACCACAAGGTGAACGCCCAGGCCGGCGATGCACCGCGCAATACGTACCAGCTGCTCCTGCTGCTGCCGCTGGTAGCCCCAAAAGCTGCTACCCGTGGGCGACATGGCGGCGGGTGCGCTACTCAACCCGTGGTGCGCGTGCGTCTTGTTCATGGCTAGCGTTGCCATTCCGTTGAACGTGTCCAGCACCAGCACCTGAAACCGCAGCGGCTTGCCATCCTTCACCTCGGCTTGCAGCGTCGCGTACACGCCCCGCAGCCACGCCAGCAACCGATCGTACCCCGTCGCTTTGAGGCTGTCGGCGGTGGGGAAGTAATCCGGGTCGTCAAACCCCTCAATCCGGTACTCGGGCTTGTCGGCAAAAATCTTGTAGCTGGCAAACTCGTTCATGCCCTCGGCCAGCGCGATCAACCCGCTGCCCTTGGCCTGCAAGATTTGCCGCGCCATCGTGCTCTTGCCGCTGCCCGGCGCCCCTAGCAGTAGAATCGTCCGGCCTGGT